AGAGAAAGAGATATTTTGCGACCTCTCGTTCAAAGTCGTATTCATCAGAGAAACCCCTTCAATACCAGATTGGGGTCTGTTCCTCGTAGGAATTAAGGAGGACTCAAAAGTGATGCTGTGAGCAGCAACCTGTTGGGTCTTCTTGATAAGAGTCTCATATGCGCGCCTATTACGCTCATAGAGTTTCATAAATGATTTACTCTTTAATTTCTTGTCACCTTTCTCTCGCAACTCAGTACCAGCTTGTGGCTTGTATTTGAGACGAAGTCCAGGTGTAATCCGCGGTATCTCAGTCCATTCATCGTTTTCTTCGACATCGCTTCTCGTGGAATCCACCACTACTACATGTTCTCGAGTGTAGCGCTCATAACTATTTTCAATATTTACAATATTTACAGTGTTGTTAATCATTAGAAATTCGGATACGTGTTACGATTACACACGTTCTATAGTTCATTTAGTGCACCACCCGGCGCACTCAAGAGAACTCTGCAAAGCCTATACTAGATCATAATAAACAAAAGATCATCATATGGTATCCATATACAGAGCTGAATTTTGCTCACCATCAGATTTCAAACTGGGAGTGGTTTAACGTCCCACTAAGACGGTTGGGGCATATTCTCAATAGCTTGAGTCAACGCGAAGGTGCAAGGCGTCAATTTTGCCTCGCGCATATTCTTATAGATGAGTTCAACATCCTCAACTATAAGATGGTGTACACGCCATTGCATACCAACGTAAGACATAGCAATAATATCCACATTGGGATTAAGCGAATGTAGCGCTTCAACCCACCGTTTGAGTTGTGTTTTAGCTTTCCTTTTTGCAACAGTTGTTGCCATCATCTTGACTTCAACAATCAAATAGCAATGCCTGCTGTCAAAAGTATTCTGAAAGCACAAATCAATTTCACCAAATTCTAGTAATGCAAAGTCCTTAACTCGTAATTGCCAAGGAACATCTGCAATAGCTTGAATATATTGAAGTTCTGCGATCTCATTATCTTCAATACCGCTCTGAACTGTATAAATTGGAGTTTGTTCCTCCGATTGTTCAATAGCGTCCGGTGAATATTTAACGTGCCAATTTCGGATATGATCATCATATGACCAATCCAGCTGTTCGCACAGATGTGTAATGTTGCACTCAGCTGCAACCTGTTTCATCTGGAGTCGTCTTTCCTCATACACTTCTTGTCCGTGACCAAACCACTCACGTAGCGCATTATCTATATTCTGCGCACATGCTTGTTCTGGTGATAGTGGTGCGCCTTTGGGACGCATATAACAGTGCAAAGATTTGAAGATTGACTTTTCAAGTAAAGCTCCCACATGAACGCCAAGTTTCGGGTGGTAAACACTCTTTCTCTTGAGAAATTCAAATTCATCCTCATCAAGATAAGATTTAAGCTCACTTGTTTTATCGGGCATGGTATAAATCTGACCATGCTCTCCTAGAAACTCAGAACAATCCTTAATGTTAAACAAAGGATAGTCTGGTGATACACTACCAATATTATCATCGCCATAAGTCATGATGTGTACCGCTTTGCGGAAATCTTCACTTCTGTCGTACACAGTGAAGAAGAAACTACGTAAATTGAGGCATCCGCATATGCCATTCATAACAGCGGTTAAAGAGTTACCACTGATATGAGTTCCTGTTGTTAATCCAACCAAATCGCCGTTAAAAGCGATAAATGAGTATACAAGATCCGCTGCCATGGCTTTCATAGCAATAATGTCCTGATCATTGTAGTTACACTCACTGGCGATATCAATAAGAATACGTAGTGCTGCCAACAAAAGTTGACTAGGAATCTTTTGGTCATATTTACCATAATCGCCACCAAAAATGCGATCCATGCCAAAATGGCTAACATGTTTATAAAACGTGTCCCAC